TTAATACTTCTCCTTTGTTGTTATTAGCGTCGTAGGCGACGTGAATCCACTTCGGTTGAGCATCGGTACCAAATTCCCAAATAAGTTGCTTAAACGGCAGATTCTTGCGTATGTACTTAAATACCGAAGCCATATCCTCGCATTGGATGTCCGCAGCCCTTCCGTGTACGTGGTCGCTTGTTGCACTACCGCCTACCGAAGAGTTTACTCCCGGTGAACGGAATCCACTCGTTACGTTTATCACCCCGAACTTATCCCGCACCGGTTGCAGGACTTTCTGCACCAATAGTTTTAGATTGCGGATTTCCTCTTGGCTTGGATTGTTGGGCAAACCGGTATCCGTATCCGTAAACTCCGAAAGCATAAAGTCCTTTGAAAGTCGCATAGGTTATGTTTTTTGTCACTTTTAAGACCCATTAGGTGCTTTTTATTGCTCTAATGATGGTTTTATCTGCCTTGACCCCGATAGGCCTTACTCGTCGACTTTTTGTTTTGGCTTTTTGTGTGCCGTCCGAGTTTTCTTTTGGACTTCTTGATTTTGGTTGTCTCCTGCTGCTTCGCCATCTTTACTCATCATTAACGCAAATCCACCCATAATAAACGCACTAAACTCCGTTAGCGAGGCTTTCTCAAACCAAACGAGGATACCCCCGAATGAAATTAAGATAAGCCCTATAACGGTCGTTTTTGGATTTGCAAAGATTCTATTTATCATTACGAATATCTCTATTCCAACGCCACAACGTGTACACGAAAGAGGTTGCCATTACGAACAACCCCGCTATCTGATGCACCTCGGCAATCGTTAATCCTCCAACGGCTAAACTCCAAGACGTTGCTACTGCACTTGAGCTATCTGTTTTCATTCTTCGAATGGTGCTGGAGGTTGGCAGTATTCGGAATCAGGATTCGCAACGCAGTATTCTTGGGCGTAGATTTCTTCCCATCCTGCAAAGATGTGAATGCCGCAAGGCGCAGGCCACACAACCGATTCAGCATAGGCGGCAAGCGGTTCGTTTTGCCAAAGGATGTCAACGGCATAGTTGGGATTCTCGCTTACACAGACCTGCTCTCCTTGCTCGTTTGTTTCCCATTGGGTGCAGATATGCCCCAACTCGACTACGGCCACTACAAGCTCCGTATTCCACGTGGTCTCGGTGATGCCATCCAGTGAGATGGTTGTTGTTTCTATTGCTTTTTTGGCTGTTGCCCAGTCAGCAAACTCGTATTTCAAAAATTCCATATCAAATAAATAAATAATCCGCCCAAAAGTGTTGCAATCAAATCCTTGTAGTCAAACCCTCCGTATCTTATTTCGTCTATTAATTCCTTGCCTGCTGCTGCGACAAGCACGAGCAACATACTACCCGAAATAAGATAAAGCACCGCACCACCTACGAAGTGCAGTACCTTATCAAATGAAGTCCAACTGCTCATAACGTGGTCAACTCTGCCAGTTGGGCGTTGGTTAGACGGGTCTTGAATAGGAGGGCTTGGTTAACCGTGTCTTGAATGTAATTAAGCCCAAAATAATTACCAATTCTTAAATTCGGTAAAGCTGCGATGTTTCCGCTTGTGTCAACACCTTGTAAAGCTCCGTTAATGTACAAAGCAAAATCGTTTTGCTTGTATGCAAAAGCTATTTTGTAACGTGTGCCAACGGTTAAAGCTAACCCAGATATATTACAAGTAAATCCACCCCCAACTACAAACTGACCCGATGCTACGTTATTAGTTCCGTTAATAAAAATATACGCTTCGTTATTTCCGCTGGCATCATCTATTGAAATTGGCATTGATGAGTTTGATGCGCTGCCAAACTTGCCACTATACACAAAATCAGCAAACAAAGTCCCCTCCGTCTGCCCAATTAGTGAGCTTATCCCCGTCTTACTGGCAGCATCGGCCACACGGGTAACACTTGCGCCCAGCGTTGGAATGTAAGAGGTGGCGTAGGCTCCTGCTTCCAACTGCCAGCCGTAGAAGTACCCAGCAGTCAAGCCGTTAGTACCAGCGTAAGAAATGCTATTGTTGCCGTTAGCAGCATAGATAGCAATACCTCCAGCATTTGCTTCGGCAGTAGCAGTAATGGTGCAGCGATACCATCCGTTTCCGTATGGCGTAATGGTTGCCGTTGCTCCAGCGGTTACCGTTCCGACTACGCCAGTATTTAAATTAAAATACGCCAGCACGTTAGTGTTCCAGTACATCTGCAAGGCAAACCAATCTCGGCTACCCTTTTTAGCAAAAACCGAAGCGGTATAAGATTGTGCGCTAAACGTAGTAAGCCCGAAGTTAAAGAATGCGTGAGCGCCATTAGTGGTATCCTCAATAAGAGAATCAGCATTCGTGTATCCATCGGGAGAAGCTACTACATTGCTTCCGATTGTTGCGTTGGCTTTAGTGTATGCGTTAGCTTGCTCTGACCAAGTGGCAAGATTAGTCCGCTGGGGTTCAAGCAACAGGCGAGGGCAAGTACTATTCAAGTAGTCCAAACGGGGTAACCCACTAACAGGGCCAACGCTTACCGCTGCGGTGGTGGTGGGTATGTAGGCTGTTGCTACACCAGTTTCAACCTGATAGCCCCAAACATAAATTGACTGCCCAGTTCCAGCGTATGAAATAGTGCTTCCGTTAGAAAGTGCTATATAAACATTCCCGCTACCGCTTGCAATAGTTGCCGTAAAAGAAACCCTGTACCAGCCGTTGCCTGCTGAAATAATACTTCCAGCACCGCTTACGGTTCCATTGGAAAGATTGAAAATTCCAGAGCTAAAAAAATTAGCCCCATCGTAAATATAAATAGAAGCGTGACTTAAAGTATTGGCTTTTGCATATACGCTTATGGTATTTTCTCCAGCTGTAAGGGATAGCGATTGATATGTTATGTGGATGTCGTTTGTTGCGTTATCCGTTAACGTATCTGCTGTGGTAGTACCATCGGGAGCCGTTGTGGTGTTAGCGGTAGCCGTTGCATTGTATTTTAGCCAACTTGCATTTTCAAAAGTTTGGCTCTGTAAAACAAGATTCGTCCGCACCTTCTCAATAAGGCCATTTGGCCCAACACGGGTAGCACCCGAAGCACGGGTAAAAGTCAAATCGCCAGAGCCATCGGTCGGCTTCTCTGCGTAAATCTTGCTTGTCTTATAGCCGCTTGGAATTACTACCAAACTTGCATCATCGTAAAAACTTGACATTAGTTAAAGTTTAATTTATCAATAGCAACAACTAAACACTCGTACCCTTCGGTGGTTCCGCTATCAGCGGCAACACGAGCAACATACGCATCCGCATATATATAAGCATTACCAAAGCAAGTAGGTACGTCTCCTATTGCCCTCGTATTGTAATCCTCATCTCCCCAATTAGAGGAGCAGTAGATATTGCCCCAACCGATGCTATTTGCCATTTTCCAGGTACTTTTTTAATTTAATTAGATTCTCGCTCTTTACCTTATAGCACCCACGAGGCCGGGCGGGAATCTCGGTCGGGGTAGATGTCTTCGTTGACGTTTTCATTGTATTCCGGAAACAAGGATTGGTTGAAGCTCATATAGTCAATAAAACGCTCCGTGTAGTATTTTGCTATCGTGCGTTCCTTCTCAACTAAATAATCAATTTCTATTTTTTCTGCATTAACAGAGTTTTCGCTCGTGTGCTTGTACACACCCCCATTGGCTACCGTGTAAGCAGCAAACGGCAGATATTCTACCATAGCGAAGTGTATAAGCATTGGCTGTAAGTAGTCCGTTACAAGGGATAGGTAATTACCTGCAAGCGTATTGGCGATAATATCCGAGGAAATCTTATCGTACAATTTCGTACCCGTGTAATTCTGAATGTGAATTTCTTGGGCAATCTTGATAAATTGGATAAACTTATCCGTATCGACGTTACCGGAAATAACCGTATTGCGTACAATATCCTCACGCTTGATAAAAAGAGCAGTTGGCATTACTTTCTTGGCTTTAAAAATCCTTCGTGCGGCATATCTACAGGACGCTTTGCAACCTTTGGGTTATTCGTCTCTGGCTTGACGCCTGCCTTACGAGCTTGGTTTACCGATACGTCTGCATTCGGGTTTTTAGCATCTGGAGTTACGCCTTCGGCTTTTGCTAAATACGTCTTACGCATCCAAAAGTGGTGGCAACGTGCGCCGCCTTTGTAGAGCCATATATCGTATGTTGCTGCGCCATTAGGCCCGAATCCTGCGTTAACCTCCTGCTTACGCATACGCATAATATCCTCCTTGCGGTAGACCTTCTTTGCGTTTACCATTAACTTACAGAACTCACGGCTGTTTGCTTTGGTTGCTCCCGGTGCGTAGGCATAACGAATCTTGTACTTACGGCCGTCTTTGGTTTCGCCGTCTTGCTCGCTCTTTGCGTTTGGGAAAGCATCCCCGGTCTTGGCGAACTTTAAGATAGAATCTAAATACTCCTCTTGCTCGTAGTCAACCGGGCGTTCGTCTACCAATTCCCATTCGTCCAAGTCCTCGTCTTCGCCAAACTCGTTCAACGCTTCAAACATTCCGTTAAGAACCTCGTCGCTCACGTCGGCAGAAAATCCAAACCCGCTGCTTTCAATACCGGTAGATTCCTCCACCACGTCCGAAGGGGCAACAACGTCCTCCTTAAACTCCAACGGCTGCAAGGTCTTAAAATAGACGTTTAGAGACGCTCCGTTAAAAGATAGGACTGTTTCTACTGCATCGAGTAAAACCTCTTGTAAAGGGCGGATAACGATGTTATCGAACAGAATAGAAGCGGTCTTTAATTCGTCGGCATTGTTTCCAAGTCCGGTTTGGTCTTTAATACCCAAAAGCATCGGGCTTGTTACCCGGTGGCCTACCATAATCTTCTTCGTACATTCCTCGGAAAGGAATTGGTACTGCTCGCTTGCGTCCGATAATTGTACGGGTTCGATTGTTGCTGCGAGTTCCTTGTTATCGTTAAACGCAAGGATAAACCGACCCGCATTCGAGCTGCCAGAAAACTTATCGGCAATACGTGCTTCGATTAACGTCTGCTCGTCTTCGGTAGGTGTGCCGTTATTAAAGTTAATCAGCATTGACGGAGCAAGACCGTTCTTAATGTTGCTGATATGGTAATTGGCTACCTCCTCCTCTAATTCTGCATACGGAAGTGAACCTTGGTAGTCCGTTGGGGCGTAGTAATAGTATCCTGCTTTGTAGGGCTTAATATACAGAATCTCGATGCCCGCCTTGCTCATTCCAAAGGCATCAATGCGTACCGGGGTCTCTTTGCGTTGTGCTACCCTATCCCAGCTCTTGGCGTAATAGTAAGCCGGGATAAACCCTTCTTCGTTGCATTTTTCAGCACGCAAGGTCTCCACCGGAATATGCTCAACCTTTACAATCTTGGAATGGTCTTGGTTGTAGATGACTTGGATAGCAGCGTTGCCCATCATTTTGAAGTCGGAAACAACCTTCTTCATACAATCCTTGGTAAACAAGGACATCATCATTGCGTACTCGTCTGGCTTTTGTGCGGCGTCTGTTGCTGCAAGACCCTTGCCGTAAATCATATCAATAACGCCATTGATAATAGCATTATTGGTAGGACTTCCGTTGTAGCGGTCGATTAGGTATTGGAAATAATCGTTACCATCCCCATACTCAATCCAGTTCTTTCCACTAACCTCCTTCACCTGCGGTTTAACGTAGGAGTTCAAGGCCATAAATCTTACATTGCTCATATGATAACGAACGTATTATCTCCTGCGGTTTCTTGGTCGTACACCCCGGCGTTCACGGTGAACTTCTCAAAGTTAGTTTGGTCGGTGCAGAATACCCGGCCTCTGTATATCAAATTTACGCCACTAAACACCTCCAATAGGTAAAAGTTTTGTGCCTTCAAAGTCCAAGCAGCATTCAAGGTCATATACCCGTTTGCGCTTGTAGGTGCGATTGTTTGCGTTTGGGTGGTATTGGTGGATTCATTCGTTAGCCGTGCTGATACAGAAGCAGGAAACGAGCGAGGGATGATTTGCAAATTTTGCG